CTTTGCATTTGGTCAAGGAAAACTAATCCTTTCACAGCAGCAATCCTCTCATACTCATCAACAATCATTTTGAGATTGTCTCTGCAACTAATAGGAAACCTCATAAGTTCTGTCTTACCTAACTTGGGATACTTACTGGTGAAAGGCATCATTCAAGGAATTTTATGTGTTACACATATTATAGTCTATGCGTAACACATAGTCAAGAGGGTGTAACCCTTGAAGTGTTCCACACTGAAGTAATCTCTTAAACCAGCGTAACCTCTCTCAGTAAGTTTTTGTATTCCTCTCCATCATCATTGAAAAAAGAAACTATTTCTTCTTGCATATCTCTCTCATCATAGTATTCATATGACTTAAGAAGTTGCTCATAAACAATTTCAATGAGGGTCTCTAAATCCATGCTATCTGTTACATTGATACAGAAGACTGACTTGAGTTTAGTTAATTCATCAGAGGTCATTGTGTTTGTTGGTAGATGTCCTAGGGGAGAACTTATGAATGCCATTGGTTTGTTTTAATGAGGTACTTTTTGATTTCAAAGGTTAGGAACTTTTTAAGTTTAGGATCATCAGTTACATCTAGGGCATCATACAATCTAATAATATAGTCCTTCTCTCTAACTACACTTACTGACCCTTTGGGTTTATCAGATAGTCCTAACTGTGTGTTAGTTCCTGCTTTCATTTTAGGTTTACCAAAATTGCCAGTGATGTTGCCTTGTGTTCTGAACTTAGTTTTGATTTTAGAGAGATTAGATGTTGTCATTGAATGAGGTTTGAAGGTGGGTTTGTGAGTCTTTCTATTGCTTCTTTTCTCTGTTGCATAGTATCAACTAGATTGGAATCTAATAGTTCAATCATAAGATTGGCACCTAAGATAACAAACAGGAAAAGAAAAAGTAATCTCATGAGAATACAAAACCATTGGTGAATTCTTTGGTGGTGAATATACTCTTACCATTGATTGCACCTGTGAATAACCTCACATACCACTCAAAGTTGCGTTGAAATACTCCTTCACCAGCAACACAGAAGGCATTACATAGGGCATTTAATCTGCTCTTAGTTGTAGTAGTCTGCCAACCACCATCAAAGATAGTCACAGAATCATCTTGAATTTCAGCAATCAAGTTATCATGCAGAAAAACAGAAGTAACAACAACTTCATTGCCATCATTATAGAAATTGATGACTTTAGTATTTCCTGATTTCCAATCTTTCTCTTGATTGATTGCTTCAATCATTTGTGATTCAATCTTACGCATGATGTGTGTTAGTAGTGTGAAAAATGTTTTGGGGTCAGTGAAGCAAACTCTCAGAAACAATGCTAGGAGAGAAGTGGGAGTGAGAAGACTGAACCCTTATACTATAGGACCACTTTAGAGGTAACTAACTTTAATCACAACTCACTTAGCATCTCATTAAGTTCAACAATGTTGAGAGAATCATCATCCCACTTAACACCATCAGGAGTGGCAGGACTCATCTCAATCAACATGTGTGAAAGTGACTTATATCCATGCTCTGCCCATCCTCTGGCAAGATCATACAAACCTTCATCATTTTGCAACCAAAGTGAAACATTCCAGGTTTCATAGTTTGTCCAACCATTGTAGGATTGGTCTGTGAGTTGAGTCTGATAGGTTGAAGTCATTGTTTGAGTGGTATCCATACTATAGGTCCAGTTTAGAGGTAACTAACTTTAATTCAAACTAGATTGCATCTATTTCAGTATTAACTACAGTAGTGATTGTCCCATCTTCATTGAGAAACTCATACATTACTTTGTTGTGAGAAATGTCTGCTTTTCCTACTAGAATAGCAGTAGCAAGAATAAACTCAATCATGAAAGTGGTGTTACAGTGTGACGCTTACAGTTACGATTTCCAACATACTTATCAACCCAATTTACCAACCTATTATTCTGTGCAACAATGCCCTTATGTGTTGTTGGTTTAGTGGGCATTGTACGATTGAAGTCTTCTATACTTCCATCACTATATTCAATCCTGATGTTGTAAGTTGCTGTGGTGGTTTTCATTAGTTGTATGTTTTGTTTAGATAATCTTGAAACATATCAGTCCATTCTTTATGACTTAGATTGTCAAGATAGTTGTGAAGAAATTCTGTCATAAATTCTGGGTTAGACAGATAACCTTCAATAACTCTATCCTGAACACCATCTTTTCTGAATTTGTTAGTTTTTTTCATAATCACATTCCATTCATAAAGTCATGCAACTCAGCATGATACTGTTCCTCAGTATCAAACTGCCTGCCATGGATTACACAGGGAAATGTTTTCTTTTGAAACATTGTTGATGCTACCTGAACATCTTGTTTGTCATAACCCATCTCAACTAGGGTTTGAATGTAGGGATTAGTCATTGTCATACTATAGGTCCAGTTTAGAGGTAACTAACTTTAATTCAAACTAATTCCACCTGATATTGTATTCTTGCCTCCTCATACATCTCATCCACAGTTTCCTGAATCACCTGATAAATGTAATCAGAATTACCAACTAAATCAAAAGTTCTATCAATGATTTCAGGATTGTCCTCACTTAAATCATAATTAAACTCACCATCTTCATCCCTGAGATGAATATCTTCCTTGGTATAAATCCATGCTCCACAGTAAGCATCTTCTCCCTGTTCTTTGATCATGCTATTAACACGATCTTGGAGTTGTTTGAGAGTGTAATTCATGATTAGAGTGAGTGAGTATTAGTTAGTAGGAAAGTTTTTGCAGACAGCATCACATAAGACACGAATTAAA